TAAATAAATATCATTTACGTAACTGGGAAGATGTAACGCTATACCATGATACACAAAATGAATTTGCTAAAACTCTTCAATTTTGCATTGATAATATTAAGTCAAGTGATTTAGAAAATATGCCTCCTGTTCCTAATGCAGATTTTAATATTACCGATGATATTAAGCTTAAGTTTAGCGACTCTAAAGAAAGTGCAGCAATACAAATTGCTGATATCATTGCAGGCTTTCTAAATCGTTACATCAATGGTTTATTGTATAAACGAGTTGAAATGCCAATGATTTATCATCACACCTTTAATCCATTATTAGTCAATAATAGACTACCACATCCAAGTCCATTAGGCGTGAACTTTGTTTTGCCTCTTTCCATACGTCAAGAGTTGTTTGCAGTTTTTAATCTATAAAATTTTTAGCGGCATTATTAATGCCGCTTATTACTTTGTGCAATACATTATCAATAGAATTTATGGAAGTCATCCTAATTGGATTTTATTTAAGGAAACCCCGTAGCATCGATTAACAAGGGCAGATAAACTCTGCACTACTCTATAGTACTATCCACACCCCCATACGGGGCTAAGGTAATACTGTATTAATAAAAATGCAGAATAAACTCAACCGGCATATTCTAACAAATTTAAAATAGAAATGCTTGTATAAACATATACAACTAATGATTCTTCAACTTTATTGATATCATGACTTAACTGAACTGAGGTCTTTACAATCGAATCATTTTGCATGGCAAGATTACCCATGTGATTTTTATTATTGTTAGATATTAACCCTGCCAATTCGGACTGAAAACTTAAAACTTTTGTTTCTAAGAATCCTAACTCATGAAGAATCAAATCTAAAGATTTATTATTAATTTTTTTAAATCTGAAACCCAACGCTTCAATTTTAGATTTTTCAACCATCGCCTCATTAAGGTGATTTTGGAAGTTATTTGTTTTTTCAATTAGTTTAGTGTGAAACTCATCGAGTCTATCTAAAATAAATTCTTTTGGTGCCATATCAATCTCTTGATAGGAATATATAGCTTTTAAATCTTCTACACAAAACCTTAAAATAAAAGTGGATCTTCTTAGTCTATTTAAATGAGTGACCTTCAAATCTAAAGCGTGTGAAATCACCTTCTCTCTTACAGAAGTTCTTTTCCAATCTTTAGCAATCCAAAAACCGCCTAAAGCAGCAATAGCCATTACTACGTTGCAACCTGCCGATATCCAATCAGGATAATTGATTTTTTCGCTAAACGTAATATTTGCCAGAATAAAGTTAAAAGTAAAATATACAAAACAAAATATAAAAATTGAGATTAGAAATGCTATCAATCGTATTTTATTTTCAACTTTCATCGTTATCACCAATAAGCTTATATGTTCAATATGATATTTTATTTGAAGCCAATCGGCAACAAGCATTACAGAATAATCCTGCTAACTGCCACCAACTAACAGTATAAGTACTTTCCATACTTCACTCAACGGTACTGGCGGTAGTAACACACCAAACGCTGCCAGTACCGGGATGATAACATAGTTCCATAGTACAATGAATGTTAGTACCCATCCCAGCCCCTGACGCCAGGTATACCCATTACGTGTTTCCTCAAGAGTAATCTGGTTCTGTTCATGACTGTTCTGTACGGTTTCATCCTTCTTCTTCTGAAAGAACCCCAGCCCGGTTTTAATTAATTCTAAAATCATGCTAATCATTCAATAATCCCCACACAATAAACCCAAAAGTACTTACCTTTGACGAACAATTTTGTACTGTCAATTAGGTAAACATCTGTTTTATCAGTCCTCAATTTCCATTCGAGCACTCCATTTTCAAATCCCTGTGGTTTCTCGAAAACCACGTTCATATATGTGAGGCATTGCACCCCTGATTTTTTAAGTAACTTCTTAAACTTTGGCCCTAAGAAACAAATATCAGTTGGCATACTATTAGCATAAACCTGGATACCATCCAGTGAAATATATGGTGTGAGTTCGCCATAATGTTTTTCATAAAAATCCATCTATTGTCTCCGTAATGTGAATGTACCACGTATGTCATTCAATATGAGAATTGCACCGCGTTCTGCATTTGCGTAAAAATCGTATATCAGTTGTCGCCGTTTACTCTCACGAACACCAATCACTCTTTTCTTTTTCTTCTTCTGATTAGTATCGATTAATCGCTTTTTGCCGTTTTGAATAACTACTTTATATCTACCATTGGTAAGATTTGCCTTCAGCCCTGAAATGTTACCCTGCCGCGTTAAACGTGCATTACTCGTTGGGATATACTTCTCATGTGCTGATGGATGAACTAACACATCGTAAAGGTACTTTGCCTGTAGATCTTTAATGATGATGTTTGCAGTTATACCCGTACCAGTTTTCCTGTATGTGAAAAGTACTGCACGATTAGTAAATGGTACTGGCCCTTTATCAACTGACTGGGATATTTCCCTTTGTAAATGGATTGATAATGCTCGTGCTCTGTTAATTATTTCTTTTTGGAAGTTCTGCCCTAATTGCCTTCCCTGAGTGTTTAGATATGCCGTGGCATTACCAATACCTGTTATGTTTCCATTAATCATTTATATTTACCTCATAGGTACGAGCGTACTTCTTGCATGATGTTGAAGATTTTTGCTCTATCATTAAGTGACGGTAATTTACATTTATGAATCACTGCATAGTTCAGACAATTTGGTTGTAATCCTTCACATACAATGAGGGATAGTTCTGCGAGAAGCGTTTCATTCATTGTGGGGAATGCCCATAGTACAACTCTCTCGTACTCAGCCCCTTCATCAATTAGCTTATTAACAGTAGTGCTACTACTTGAGTACTCACGCCAACCGTTTTCAATGGAGTTACTTTTAATCTTCTTATAGGTTTTAACCCGCTTATAAATCTGTTTACTACCATAGTACACCTGCCCCGTTTCGGGAAAACGAAACATGTAGATGAAACCGGCATAACTTCCATCAGTTAAATCTTCTTCCGTCCAGTCCCCAGTATATTTCCATGCATTCATCATAAATATCCTTATTAATAATTTATAAGGTATTTATTAGATGGATCTAAAAAACAGGTTAAAGGGATATGAAGGTACTAAAGAGTACCAGGCAAAACTGGGTTATTTTAGGAATGGTAAATTCTGGCCTTACAGTGACTCATTGGGATTTAGTACAATTGGGTACGGTCATTTGATTAGTAAGACGGAAAGTTTTAAGCAGGGATTGACTGAGGTAGAGGCAGATCAACTACTATCCCGTGATCTTGCACTTGCAGTAATACAGGTTCAATCACTGGGGTTAAATGTTCCAGATGACTGGAGTGATTTTTTAATCATTATGGTATTTCAGTTAGGATTGGGTGGTGCTCAGAAGTTCAGAAAAATGATTGCAGCCCTGAAAGTACAAAACTATAAAGAAGCAATTAAACAGGCTAAAGACTCTCTTTGGTATCGTCAAACCCCTAACAGGGTTAATAATATGATTTCACAATTAAAAAACAAATAACAAAGGGGCTTATAGCCCCTTTATTCTTTTTCCAGAATTGTCAATATACGTTCAACCTTTAGGTTCATCTGATTAATCTGAGCCTCTAATGATTTCAACGTCTTCTTCATCTCGTCCTGCTCTGCCTCTAAACGTGAAATATTACTTTCCGTTAAAAGTACCTTAGTCTCGATATGACCAACTCTACCCATCAGTTGTTCAGTATCTCCAGACTTATCACGATATAAAGTCCAAATGAATGTTAGACCTGCAATCACGAGAGCAATAATAGTTCCAAGTTCCATCATGTACCTCAATTTTATTATTATTATTGTATTTAGTACCCAGTGAAGTAAGCGAGTGCAATACGCAATCCACCGTTACCCATTGTAGTTCGGTAATTTTTCTGGAATCTATTTATGTATTGTAGTTGATACTGAGTACTACTAAGGCGGCGAATCAGCAGACCAGAGTAACCGCCCTGTGTACCATCGGATGAGATGTTACCAGGACACTGGCTAATGCAAATCCACGGATCGGCAAATGCAGTATTCAGAGTCAATGTTGTAGCAAGATCATGTGATGATGGTACGGTAAAAAAATCCATGATCCGTGGCATCGTCCCGGCACTGGCAGCACTCCATGTGAGCTGGCCTGCTGCATTGAACACATCGAGATAACCGCTCTGGATTCCTGCCGTATTACTACTCAGCATGAACCGCCCTGTATTGACCTGATAGAGGGATGCACCTGGAAAACAGTAGCTACCATTCACTTGTGGTTGATACCATCGCAGCCCTTCAGCCGGGAAAAAGTCCGATGCGAGGAAGCCCAGATTACCACCATCCCCAAAATCACTACTGAACCGATAGAAACCAGTGTCTGACAGCCCTCCCATCGCTTTAACGGTACTCATCACAATAGATTTGTTATCTGAATCAATCGTAAGTGCACCATTTGAATTGTAAACCTCGAAACCTGACATGGTTCCCCCTATACCTCAAATTTATAAACATCGAATGTTAGTGTTTGCGTGTACGGTGATGAGACTGGTAGGTACTGCACTGTGAAGGCATTGTTGCCCGGTATGCAGTAGTAATCGTTCCAGTACAGACTGGTACGTAACACTGCTAACCATCCGTTAGGACGCATACCCTGTACTGGTACAGACCAGGCGTTAGCACCTGGCCCCACATTCAGGTACACCGTACCGATAAAACGCATGTTGTAATCACCAACATCTACAACCAGCCTCCCGTACTGATCCCAGCATTGTAATCCCTGCATAACTCACCATAACCCCATACGTACACGTAATATGCCATTATTATCAAAAATCTGAATAACATTATTATTAATTACTAATCTACCAGTACCGCCATTACCATTAATATAGAAAGTACCGTCCTTATTAATCTGCCAACCAGAGTAGTTTGGATAGTAGTTATTACTTTGAATAGTATTTCCAATCTTATTATTAGTGATACTTCCATCAACTACATGAAGCTCATTAACTGAACCTTGTTGTAGGTGTAAGCTATTAATACTTGCCTGAGAAATTAGGGCTGACCCAATTGAACCTGAAGCGATGACGGCATTATTTAAAAATACCTGCCCATTGCTCAGGGCGAATGGTGCAATGCTATTAGTAGTAACAGTCTGTGAAGGTGCAATAACAAACTTATCAGCAGCAAAATAAATCGCACTGGTATTAGTAGCCCCCGTACTGGCAAGAAGTTTGAAACCAGCAACCACACCATTTGCGTTTACGCTCATCGTATAGGAACTATTGACCGTTGCGGCATCTGCCTTAGTACTTAATTGTGTATTAACACTACCAATCTGGTTGTTGAAAGTACTTTGCAACTGAGATAGCGATTGTGTCTGTGCACTATTATTATTTACCACTGTCTGCGACAGATTTGCAATTTTAGAGGTATTATCCCCTACTCCCGATTCAACTATACCGATACGTTGACTCATGGCACTATTGTTATCAGTGATTTGAGTCTGAAGTAGTGTCTGACTGGCAGAAATTTTACTATCAAATTCCTGTTTCGTCTGGGTTACTACCGTATTAGTATTCGCATATGCTGCCGCAATTGCATCATCAAGCGTATCAGACAGGCGTGTATTGAGATTGAGAATATCATTAATGTTCTCAACATCCTGCTCTGAGAAATGATAATCACCACTCACCGTGATAGTACTCTCAGGCGTATAGTTCAGATTATCGATACCGAATATATCGTAATGGGCGATCTTTACTCTGTATGTACCTGGCACTAAATTAAATGAGGTAAATTGTGGTGAAGCCGTATTCATATTCATTACAGTACTGTTCACTGTATTCTGAATACTGATATAAGTACCGACATAATCACGTTCTAACTTCGTATCATCCCAATCGACAAAAAGTGACTTATAGCCAGGGGCGATCTTATAGCTTCCAGATGGTGCTTTGTGCTGTTTGTTCTCAACGGTAATCTTCACCTCTTCAGAGTATGTACCGCTCGTATAACCCATTGCGATAATCCCAATAGTAGGTTTACGGATCTTCGCGGCGTTCTTCTCGAACGTGAAATCAAAACTGGGTTGTTGTGTGTAATAGGTATACGCGAGATTAGTACCGTTATAGATACGAACCTCATAGTGTTTGAAGTACTCCGAGAAGGTACGCCCGTTCACCTTCAGGTTAGTCTGGTTGTTCCATGCAATGTTGAAGTCCCCACTATCTGTCTCATACTGGCTGAAGGTACTATTGACCAGATGCAGACCAGTAACAGCAGGTAGTGCAAAGTTATAAGCGGGGATGATACCCAACAGGGTTAGCTTCTCACTGAGTAGACCAATGTTGTTGTAAGCACATACCGCATAGTCGTACTTCTCATCCGTACTCAATCCGTATAGCTCAAAGTCTGTTTGGTACTTTGAGGTACTACCCGCATACGTCCAGTTTGGAGCAGTACTGAGACGGTAGTAGACATAGTACCCACGTAGGTACGGATCGGTACTGCCCTTCCAGCTCATCTCCACTACAGAGCCGCTGGTAATGTTCCCCATACGATTAACTTTGAGATCCGTTGGAGGTACTACAGTCAATGCCGGTAAATTGATTGCCCCATCGGGAGACCAGATACCTGGGTCAACACCATCAAAGATTGAATCTGGGTACTCAACGGCACTAATGGTTACATAACCGATGCTTTCCTGATTTGTTGAGATATCTTTAGAAAGTATTTTAAACTTCCCATTAATAGCTAATTCATCATTCTTAACATCAATTGAGTCCCATACTTTCAAGTCCCAGCCTTCACTGGTAGTGAAGCTAATAGTACGCAACGCGTATTTAGCTTTGAGTACTTCAGTATTCACCATGCGTGCTAATGTATCTTGATCATATACCCACGTATAATCACGGCTAAGGGTAATTACCTGCCCATCTGTTTTTACTGCTTCATCAATACTGATATCAGATGGAATACGCAATACATCAGTCTGGTATCTTGAGCCGGGAGAGGCATTAGTATATTTTGCGTCAATGGTATTGAAATAATCACTACTACCTGAAGTTGTAATAGATATCTTACCAAACATATTATGTTCATCGAATGATGAAACTGATAATGTTTTACGATCAGTTGCCATGCAGATTTGACCAGCATGGACATACATAATCCCGCCGAAAGACTGGAGGATGTTTTCAATATTCTGCTTATATGAACTCTGATAGCTTATTGCACCATTGGCATAATATTCCATCTGGTTACAGTAAGCAGCAGCTTCTTTGAATGTACTGAGATTAATCAAATTAGGATCAATACCCATACCATATACATTATCTGTAAGATAATCATATATGATTGAAGGTGGATTTGAAGTAGCGAATTTCGTACCATTAACGAGTGAAAATACTTCCTGACCTTTCAACTCCACCTGCATAGTGAACTGATCATTAACTAAAAGGTTTTGCTCTAAACTATCCTGATCTTTTTTAATGACTGCCGAAATGCTAACAATACCTTTACCTAAAAATTTATCAGTCCACTTTGGCCCGGCATATTGTTTTGCAAGACTTTTAGTACTTGTATAGTCACCACCAAACGTAACTTCTAATGACAGATACGGACGGTACTTAGCGGCAATACTATTAACATCAACAATACCATCCTGAGTAATGGGAGCGGCAAGTACCGGTTCACCATCGATATAGATTTGTTCAATATGCATCTGTACGCCCGTATGGCATATTGCTTGCTCAGAGAACAAATATTGAGAATCACCATTGAGTACGTTATACCAGCTACAAATTGAACCAGTTAGGATAAAACTACCACCTGATACACCATTGCGGTGTGGTAGTTCCCCACCGTATAGTACTGGTAAGCCAGTTGTACCCGATGTACTTCGACTAAGAGTTTCAGTTACATCCCCGTACCCCTGTACTGTTCCAGGTAACATACTTGTCAATAATGTTGTTGAAATTAATGATACACCTGCTGCTGCTGCCCCCCATCCTGCCGCTGCCATCAACGATATGCCGCTACCGGTAGTAAAATAAACGGCTGCGGCAACGACTACGCCCGTTAAAACTGCGGAGATGATCCCCATCCCACCTGATTTTCCCATCGACTAACTCTCCGTGTTCTGTAAAATGCCCCGTCCGTGGGCTTATTAATTAATTCAAATCCATCATGTGATTCATTCACACCTAACAAACGGCCAGAAACATAAACACCCATAATTAATGGATTATCATTATCGAGCCAGATATCACCATCAATGGCAATTGATACTTCATCACAATGTTGTTTAATAATATCTTGCGTACTATCAAAACCTAATTTGCTTAGTTGTCGTATACCACCCTTAAGCGTTTTGTACTTTGCAATGCTTGCCCAATTAGTACCAGCAAATAAATCAACGATACGTAAGGCAACAATATTGCAATCGTTCTTACCATATTGATAATCACCATTAAGTGCGTGTTCAACTATATTCATAATTTCATTATGTACATTCATCATTTATCCTTATATCGCCAGATTTGATCTGAGTTAACCTGCCCCAGTAAACTGAAGTACTCATCTGATGGATAATACGATTGGTAAACGGAATTAGCTGCGATTGTGGGAGGTTGCCTGTCCAATTTTTTGTACATGCTATTAACGTATACTGTCATCTCATTAGTTTTATCATTTGGATCTGCAACTGCCTGTACATAGTCAATAAAGCCCGAAAATAAAAGCATTGAGTACAGCGTACTACTGTCATAGGGATTAAGAATCACTAACCTAATATTAACCTGTGCATCTTTGAGAAAGCCCCCTAATGCAAGCTGTCGTACGGATGACGTTACGTTAGAAACCTTGAAATTAATTGCATCATTACTGATACCCTTCTCCTCAGTAAATGATGGTAATGAATCCTGAATTATATCGGGAAAACTAATATAGTTGTTACCTTCAATCTCAATATTCGTTAATCCATCCGTCCAGTAGAATGCATTACTCCTCTTTGGTAGTACATCAAAACACCTTACATGCACGCCCAATGACATAACTTCCATTACGGAAAGGCGGGTTTTATTACCACCTCGCACAAGGTTCCAATACATTAATAGTTGGGGGTTAGTTAAAATATACTCATCCATTAGATAATATTCTCCGTTGCCTTAAATTGCATGGTAACAACGCTTTCAACGGGTATGGTATAATCGTTATCATTATCCAGTACCGCTTCAATGATTAAATTGTCATAGATAATAATCTCACCCGCCTGTACAACATTTTGTAGTGCTGGGAATACAGTTAGGGATGTATCAGTGCGGTCAATTATTCGATAGATTTTATTATGATTTCCGAATTGAATTAACTCACCAACTGCAATTGCATTATTGTTAGTGTTAATAATTATGGAACCTTTCGGTACTTGTGTTTGACTCGTTAAACTACCCTGCTGCATACCCACATAATTACTCAAATGACCTAAACTCATTGTGAATGGTTTACCCTGTGAATATTGAGCAATAAAATTGAGTACTTCACCTCGATCCTTAATATTAAAACTCAAATTGAACTGAATTTTATAGTATTGAATACCAGTGCTACGTGTTATCTTTTGTCCTGTCCAGGATTGGTTTGAGTACATCGGTTCGGTACTTTTAATCTGAAAATTTGTAACTTTAATTTTATTTGTGAATGTTGCCATATAAAATCCTCATAGTTTTTATATGGTATTTATAAGAAAAGGGACAACCGCCCCTTCCTTATGAATTTCTTTTCTGGCTATTACGTACTGCCTGTACCACTGAGTTTTGATGTTTTTTCAGCATCTCACTGAATTTAGCATCATCATCCATATTGCCATTAACTATTAACGGTGCATTTACAGTAATTTCACTACCACTTGAACCTTTCTTTTCTTGTGCATCTAAAAACTTCGATAATTTTGCATTTGCAGGAGCCTGCACTACCCGCTCCCCTTTTTGTAACAAGAACGATTTGTTATCAAGGTGCGATGGTAACTCATCTATACCACCGTGGAACTGACCTGACGTAGCGACAATATTACTAAGTAATGATGCACCCATGCTTGCAATAGTTGCGTACTGTGCAAATTTGATAGGTCCGGGCTGTGTTAATGCCTCAGTGAGTGCTTCATTGATATTGATTGTTGCCATTGCAATACTCAAGCCCTTCTGTACTAAAAAGAACGCCTTAGCAACGCCAGAGGTTTTTCCGAACGAAGCAGCCATAACATCAGAAATATCTCCCGCTGCCTGACTAAACATTGATAGAGTTTGTTTATTTTCACGACTCTGAATTTCTAAAGCTTGAGTACTATATTTTGCAGTGATTTCTGCCTTACGCTTTTCATAATCTTCATGCCCCTTCAACAACAATTCATTCTGTGCTAATTCAGCATTCATCTCATCAGTATTTTGATTTAATAATTGAGTAGTATCATCACCATTAATACGCTGATTTTGCTGATTTACCAGATAAGATCTTTGAGTGTCGTTTAATAGTCCAGTACCAATTATTCTATTTGTATCTTTCAATCCCTGATTCGGATCGGTGTAACCAATCATTGAATCGAGGAGATTAGTACGCTGGAAGTTTGCAGACTGGTTAGCACTATCAATGTACTTAGCTAACTGATCAGCAGGGAGGCCAAGTGTTTTTGCACTATCCTGAATGGTTTTGATTAGTGCTGCCTGTTGTCTCTCGAATGATTTCAGGCGTAGATCTCCGGCGTTCTCTCCAATCTGACTGAGTGCGGCCTCTAGGTTACGTTGAGCGGTTAAGCGTTTTGCATCGGCGGCCTTCTGTGCTGCTTGTGCTTTTTTGCGTTCCTGTTCTGCTTTTTTGGCAGCATCATCTGCATCTTTTTGTTTATCTCTCCAGCCATCCTGAGGAGCAGTTACTACTGCCATATCATTCTGAAAGGTATTGATGAGAGAATTAAGATTTTCTCGTTTATTGGCAAATTCGTTTTGTTTACCATTATCCATACTGCCAGTATGTAACGCGGCCCCCTGATAGTTTAGTGCTCCCGCAACGCGTAACTGTTGCCATATATCAAACATATCCCGTAGCGAACCAGTAGATTTTTTAATACGTTCATTCAGATCTTCAAAAAGACCAGCTTCATGCGGTTTTTGGTTTGATGCTTCATAAACGCCATTCATGGCTTTTACCAGAGGATTTAAACCATCGGCAATTGTACCTTTAATGTTGCCTGTTAAACGAGTTAGGTTTGTATCAAACTCAGCATAGTTCTTTGCAGTTTCATTACTGATTGCGGCATTTTGACTTTGCAGATAATTCATTGCCTCAGTAGCATTTGCAAACTGATCTAATGTACTGGCGGCATGACTACTATCAGAAGCAAGAGATTCTAAAATGTTGACGGTTTCTGCCATACTCTTTCCGGCATCACGCATTGCATAAAAGGTATGTACTACTGCTTTCAAACCACCATCAGCCTGATTTAAATATTTGTTATAGTCATTTAATTTAAAACCGTACTCTTTAAGATCATCTGCAATACCACCACCAACGCGAAATGCATCGCCAAGCTTATCGAGTGCGTCTTTATTCCAGGAACCATACGAGTCGAGTGATAAACCTAAACCAGCAAAAGCACTACTCAACTGTTGTAGCTGCACTACTGACAGACCAGTACTACGAGAGACCTCATTCATCTCACTGACATATTCACGCGAACTATTTACGAGCATTGCAAGCCCGCCAGCTCCTACCGCTGCCGCTCCCGCCAGCCCCGTAAATGATGTTGCGAGACCACCAACCATACCGGATAGGCGTGACGTCATATCTCCAATAGCACCGCCAGCATCATTACCAAACTGATTTAATGAGTTTTGCCCTGCCTGTAAAGCACGTTGTAATCCAGTAACATCACCATTTATATAAAACTGGATTTGATTATTGTTTGCCATTTTTCTTTTTCCCTTCAATCCGTTTTTTGATTTGCTCTCCCATTGCTTTTATATTTCGTGCTTGAGCATCTTTAGCTTCCCGATCCCGCTTTTCAGCCTTTTCTTTCGTTGTCAGATTACTTTCACTGAGGATATCGAGGAAATCAAAATCCTTAACCTTAATACTTTTGCGTGCTTCATTAGTTAGATTTGGATTATTTAATGTTGTGTTATAACAACTGTGAGCATGAAAGAGCATGTCTAAATGCGATCCCGAAGGTTCAATATATGTGTCATATACCATTAGCATTTCAAATAAATCAGGATCTAACTCATTAAATTCAAGGGGAGTTAAACCCCGTTTATTAATCATTTTTAGGTAATAACGCAAGCGGGGATCGGTTTTTACTTTTTTTCAATTTCATCTACTTTATCAACAGTTACGAGATTAACAATCGCCCCATAAATTTCACTCTGATATTTGTAATCAATACTGTTTACATTGATTCGACCCTCAATGTCTTCATCTGCAAAGATAGGATCGCCATTCTCATCCTTCACACAGAGTACTAATGTTTTCGTAACAGTATCGCAATTTGCAAAGTCACGACCAGATGGACGATGAATAAAGATCTTGAAATTTTGAATGGTAAATTCATGTAATTGTGGCTGTAGCTTTTGTTTTAATTCATTTAGATTCATTCTGTTTCTCCAATAAAAAAGGGAAGATAATATTCTTCCCTGTATTTATGTTTTATTGGATTAGACCGCTATCAATCTCACCAAGATCAGTTACGATTTTGAATGTTTTTGTTACCACCTGATCTTTATCACCCTCTGTTACTGCTCCACCCACGTAACATTGATACACCTCGAAAAAACCTTCTGAATGAGTTTCATCAGTAAAGATCTCAACCTTAATTTGACAACGCTTCTGATCTTTTGCGAGCTGTTCGAGTTTCTGGTGTACTACGTTATCTGGGATAAAGTTTACCTTCAGGTCACGATCTTCAATGGATTTAGTACCTAATAGTTTGCGATTGTACGCAGAGTTAAAACTAACAACATCTATTGTTGCACTCGAAAAACCTAAACTCATGAATGCAGCAACTTCAGGTACTTCCTGAAAATCAGTTGCAACGGTAGTGCCTGCCGATCCTACTGATACACTAAAATGTGCACCCGAGAAAATGTCCATAGCCATATTAATATCCTTATTAATAAGTTTGTATTTATTGTGATGGGGTAAAATCCATTTACCCCGAATGTATTTATTTATTTGCCAGTAATGATTGTACCAAAGCTTTTAATTCATTAATCTGCTTCTGTTGTTCCAGTACTAAACCACCGAGGTAATTCGTAGCCAGAAGATTATCAAGCATGATTGGATTACTATCTAAGGTAAGCTGTTCAGTAGTTTCTTCATCTTCCATTTCTTCATTGAATTTAAGAAGCTTCACGTACTCTGGATCAATTTCCTGCATATCTTGTGCAATTACACCACGACGCACACGACGCTTTTCATCTGCTTTATATACATAGGTAGCTGGCTTTATCTGCATGATATTGTCAAATGCTTCTTTTCCATCTGTATAATCAACATCGTCCTTTAGCTTGATATCACAGTTTGGATTTTTCTGGAAAATATAGCTTTGAGAATCAAAACCATTTGACCATGATGTAATATCACCGTTATAGGGCGTAAATTCCCATGCCCTTGAATAAGTATTATCACCGCTTACATAGAGAGCTGGACGTGACCAGGCGTTAGCCCCACCACTAATTACACCTAATGACATTCGCGTGTTATAGCCCCCACTTGCTACCGTCCCTACGCTTAAACCTACAGCGTAACCACTATCATTATTTGTGGCAGTTTTCACATAGTATGGGCATTGCCCGTTCTCCCCAGCTCCATTCCATGACGTTGCATAAGATGCTGCCTGATGGCGTTCAGAATGATACACACCGTGCGGATACCATATAAATGAAGATGAACCTTTAGTAGGACTGATTACGTTCATTTGCACATTACTCATTGAAATATCACCCGAACGTACTAAACCAAGCTGGAAATAATCGTTATACCAGTGTCCCGTTAAATTATTGACAAAGCTTCCCTGAACACCCTCATTAGGTACATTCTGAAGATAGATATTTTTATTTCCACCTACAGTAGTTACTACACCAACCGCATTACTTTGCGATGCCCATACAATACCATTAATAGTACCGCCAGCTTTCGATTCAATAGAATTTAATCTCCAGTCATCACCTGCGGCTACAGATCCGCTATAGGTGCCGACGTTCAGTACAGAAGAATTACCTAACCCTAAATCACTGCGGCGTTCAGCTACTGTATTTGCATAAACTCGCGTCCATGCAGTCCATGCTGCACCGTTATTATCACCGACCAAACGACGCATCCAGATTATGTCCCTGTCAAATGGATAATAGAATTGAGAACATGATCGGCCTGTATTCGCAGCATTTTTAAGTACTAATAAACTTCCTGCAATTTGCTCTGGATAACCATTAGCAGCAGTGGCATAAGCATTGGCGGCACAAAAATATTTCCCCTCGCTCGTACCATCAAGATTATTAATATTGTCCGATTGTGTTAATGCAACCTGTCTACTATAAAGAGCGTTAATATCATATGGATTTGGTTTATAGCCAGTATGATAAATCATCCGATCTACTGCATTACCAGAGTCATCGATTGCCTGACGAAACAGTAGATTTGACACCCCATTGATACCGATAAACTCATCGGCTTTTACTCCTGGTTTAGCATTGTGTCGCCATAGCATTGCGTGGGAAGATTCACTACTGATAGATGCCCACATGTCACCATTACTAGCAGTACGAATACCCTGATTTAACGGTACGGTTAACTGTCCAGTCATAGTATCACCAGTGACATCTACATAGCGTACATCACTCTCGCTCTTGCTATACACGTCCAGCGTACTTCTTGCTTCCGCTGCCGTGGTGGCTCCTGTTCCTCCCGATTCAATACCTAATGCGTTTGTCAATGCGAGTTTGTTGATAACTGATGTTTTATTTCCTGCATCATAGGAAAATACGTTAGCTCCGCCAGTATTTGTTTCCTGTATACGGAATGATTGCAGATCGCTAACAATGACGAATGGAGTACTACCTTCATCAGTATCCTGAAACTTGATTGTTGGGTTAGCTGATAGCAGCGTAAGAGGATTGTTAGCAGTACTGTTGAACGTTGCATTGCCTCCAGTGATCGATACCTGGCTTGCGTTTTGTGTAGCCATCGAACCTAGCCCCAGATTATTACGGGCTGCGGTAGCGTCCGGTATATCACTAAGATTATTGGCCTGAACAAGTTGCTTTGCGTTCTGTACGTCCGATAGCCCAACATCACTTTTACTTAGTACTAAATCGTTACTCAGTGCATAGCCATTTACAGTCCGTTCTTTCGGTACTGCTCCAACATCATCGGGAGTCAGTACAATGTCAGTATCGAGAGGCTTACGGTTCACTGTTCTGGTAAGGGGTACGTACCGTGCATCCATCTGTGTAGCCGTATAGATACGAGTCCATGCGGTACTCTGATTTTTTGCAAAGATACTAAGCGTTCCTGATTTGGTCATGACCAGTGCTGTAGTACTGGTGCTATCAATATTGCCAATACCCAATAGATCACTACTGGCAGGATTACCCGGCATACTTGATGGAACCTTAATGAAGCCGTTTCCGGTTACTGTATCGGTCTCATACTGGGGTACATCAAGACCGTTACTACCTACCCCATAGTCACCCTGCATCAGAGGTAGTAGTGAGTTTGTCGTTACTGGCCTGCTCACTACCTCAGTAGTCTGGAATGTGTATGTTTTGGTAACTACTGCATTCTGATCCCCACTACGTACAGCACCACTAATCGAACCATTAAGGATCGCACTGTCCAGCGTGCCTTCACTCTGGCGGTAGTTGATGATGAGCTGGAATTCCTCCTGATCATTAGCCCTTTCATCAAGAAATTGCTGTGATTCATCACCCGTATAATTTACAACAATACTGATTGGTGCTGTGTCCTGTTCTGCGAGTAGTTTTGTTTCGTAATCACTATCATAAGTTTCGAATGTTTTTGTTTGTGATTCAATTTGTAATATTGGGAATGCTGCAATCTCATTAATTTCAGTATTATTGACAGATTGTGGTGTTCTGTTACCCGTGTCTGTATTGTAAAAAATTCTGAGTCCGTTCCCTGAAAAAATATCTGCCATAAATTACCCCTGTCGTTTTTCGGTTACGATAATATTTATGGTAAACGCGAGTGAAACAGTCCCCGTTACTGGATCAATAATGATATCTCCCTGTTCATAGGAACATGAGAACATAATCAGCCCCGCTTCCTTGAATACATTTGGCCTTGTAATATCGAAGGCTTCAATGATTTGGTCATATGTTATACTGGGGGCAGTATTACTACTTTCAGGTTTTGGACTCACGAGGTACTGGATAGTAAAATCACCCATATGTCGATTACTATTGAAACTAGCTCTTTCCAAAGAGAAATTAAACGCAATTTCCGTAAACACATCTGCATCACGCGATATTTTTAGATTTTTCGTTGCACCAATGAGTACTTTCATTGCTTGCCGTACTGTAGTTACGAGACTCATTAGTAATCCTCCGCAAAGTGTTGACTATCAACTGAACGGTAATAGATATCCAATAAACCAGAAAGATCATCAACAATGTTATATACTTCATATTCCATACTTCTGATACCTAAAACAGATCCGATAACTATACCTTTAACGTCATCTTTTTTTGCCGTGCAAAATGTTTCCGTGCCTTCGATAAAGGAACCACCAGTATTAACAGAAATGGGGACAACCTCTAATATTGCATTAAAAGTTACCCCCATATTACTTTTTACTGGCTCACCGAAAGCATTCAGAAACATATTCGATTGTGAATATGTGAATGCTCTCATAATTATTCACCGATTTTAATTACGCGGAATGCTTCTGGATTAGTAAGTGCGAATGCAATATCAGCCCACACACGTGCGATTACAGATCCACGATTACGGTTAGTGGTATCGTCCATATCGAGTTCAATAGCATCGCCCCACTGACCAATCGCTACTTTAG